TTAGGTGGTGCAGGGCGGACATACGGTAGCTCAGACATACAAAAATCTCCTCTTACTGGCCACCTGCGCAGGGGTATCCTCCATGAAAAACCCGTCCCCGCTGTCACCAAACAACTTATCACCAAGGTCTGAGTGCACCTCGCCCCCTGACTTATAATACAAGCAAGCATACTGGCAGGCGTCGTGTATGTGGCTGTACTCATTCTTGTCAGGAATACCAATGCTCTGCATCCCGTTAGTCCCCCGCTTCTCCTTCCACTTATACCCGCCATAGAACCCGGATATCAGCATGTCGCATTTAGCGTCCACGACGAATGCGTCCCGCCTGCGCAAGAACCAACTGACAGCATCTATGCGGTTACTGATGGAATTAGTGTGGGCAGGCATGACGGTGAACCCGTACTGCGCCAGCACGTTGATGGGGGTGGCCTTGTCGATACCACTGCGCCCCATCCCCGCCGGGTCGCCCACGATTAGCACCTGATACCCCGGATACCGCGCCCGCATCAGAGGGATAAATAGCTCTTCAATGAACTCAATCAAACTGGTGTCGGTGGCAGTGATCTCATCCAGCACATAAAGCCGCCCGTCAATAAACTGCGTCAATACCGCCGCACCATTCAGCCCGAAGTCCATCCCGACCACCATAATACTGGAGCGTGTAGGGCGCAGCTCAGAGTCGCTCAAGTGGTCATGGGGAATGAACGCGGAATAGACCGGCTTACCCGCCAAGCCCATAGTATACTCACCCAGCACCACCCGCTTGATATGCTCTAAATTGTCCCGGCTCGCGTTAGCAATATCCAGCCAGTAGTTGTACCCCTTCTGTTGGTGGATAACATTCTCAGCTTCGGGGTTGGGAATAAATCTGGCGTGGTGGAGGTCGTTGGGGTGCTTGGGGTCGTACTCAATAAGCAGCGCGGGGGGCTGATGATACACGCTGAACCCCGGTAGTGACTGTTGCTCGAAGGTGTTATATATCCAGTGGTTCTTAACCGGCGGGTTAGTATCCATGATCACTCCCGACCACGACAGCTCCCCCTTGTCTTTCTTGGGATAGCGCCCGCACCGGCTCATTACCCCAGTGAATACTTCCTTGGAAATCTCCGACGCCTCATTAATCCACGCCCCGGTCAGCTCAAGAGACAACAAATTACCGAGAGAGCCTTCAGAGTCCAACGGGAAAAACCAGAACTCAGCGTGCATACGAGTCCCGTCAGGCAGCATCTTGTTAACAGTGCCCCGGATAGGAGAGTCATAAACAATGTTGCATTCCGACGGAGGTATCCAGTCCTGAAATGTGTGGATAGTCGTTGAGCGAAGTTGCCGGAATGAGTTCCTTACGATAGCCCACCGCGTATACCTCACCCCATCCGGCCCCGGCGTCTGCCGCATACTCTTCATAAGTAGCTCAAGGCTACATGCCACTGACTTGCCAGAATTCCCTGTGATTTCAATAACTTGGCCGCGTCTTATGACAAAATACGTTGAAGGCAGTGCGAAGCAATACTTCTTCTCATTGTCCTGCGGGGGGATGTACTCAACAGTAGTATGCCCAGGGCTGATATTCATATTCCGCTTGTTAGACTTGCCCGAGACCAAATTCACCCGATAACACACAGCACAAGCATCAGAGACACGACTCGCGTCAACCTTGATGGTAGCCCGAGCGCCTACAGCATAAGCACAATAGTGGACAAACCGAGCCGAGGGATAGTCAGTCGTGGAGTAAAACTTACTTATCTTTGTCTGCGACTGGTGCCCATCCCAATGCACCACTTCATCATAGATGATGCGACACTGTTCTTTAGTCGATGCGTACCAACTATCATCAAAGGACTTACACCGCATGGGTGATTGGAAAGTGAAGTGAGTTACTCTGCGAGTAGGGTCGTGGTTATACCGCTTGTACCGAACCTTATACTCAATGCCCGCCGCAGATAACAGCCGATGCGCTCGCTTAATCTTGCGAGGCTTCACAAGCCCCATCTCGCACCTTGCAGTAGAGGTAGGGTAGTGCCCATCCGCCTGCGCCATCACCGCTACCCGCAGCTCATCGTCATTAAGCGCCAGCCCCGGCATATCAGGCAGCTCGAACCGATCAGGAATGCGCCACGTCCCGGCAAACCTAGAGTCAGCCCACTCCCGCGCCAGCTTAGTAGTAAGCTGGCCACGCGCTTTACTGGACGTGCTGGCATTAATTAGAGGCACCCGGTGGTCAGGACTGACTTTAAGAAGCTCATCCCCCGACCGACGGTGAGAAACACGTATCCACCCATCAGAAGGGCGGGCTATATAATCATCGGGCGTGACGAACTCAGTGCTGCCGTCCTCATTCCACTGCAACACTTCGACATCTTCATGCCACTCATCCATGCGCATCCAGCGAACAGCACCACCAACACGAGCAAGGAACTCAGTATCTCCGGGCAGTGGGCCATAAGGGCCGATTATAAGCTTAACTAACCCCTCTTCATTTAAGTGGAAATCACGGCATGTCTTCGAGGGGATGTACTTCACTGATCCCCGCCCTCAAATTGCTCAAGCAGGGACGCCGTATCGGACTGAGTAACCGCAGTAGCCTCAAGCACACTCTTTTGCTGCTGGCCGACCTCAGACTGTGCATGGCTGCTCAAGTCCACGTGCAACTCGAACACATTCCCATGCCCTTGGGAGAGCGCATCCGGCGGAGGCTTCCCATACCGGTCAGGATCAGCTTTCTCAGCCCGCCAGCGCCAGTGCCTCGCCAACGCCTCATCGTGCTCAACTGCGGCCACATCCGCCCGCTGCGCGTAGATATCAGCCCCGACCGCAAGAGCTTCCCGGAAAGCGTCCCTATGGTCAGACGTATTGGTCAGGAACTTATACAGCAAAAACACCGGAACCTTGAGCGTCTCAGCAATTTCATGCAACATCTTCCCAGTAGCAATCATCTCCAATATAGGGGGCAGCCCTATCAGGGTGAGACGATACCCTGCCTCGCCAAACATCAGCTTAGTAACGGACACTAGCCCCGGATTCACGCGGAATGCCGACAACAGATGAGCCGCCTCAGTCTCAGTCATGTGGTGGCTCGCGCCAGACAACGACGTCAGCACAGAGATGTGCTCGTCCAAAGTGCGCCCCGTCTGCTGATGCTCGCGCATGTCCTCAAGTATCTGCTTTGAAAACGCGCTTGAACGGGACGGCATCCCCTTCTCGAACGACTGCGCTACGAAATTTTTAAGTGCTTGATTACTCGCCATGCGGATGTTATGGCACAAAAAACCCCCGAAGGCAAGCCTACGGGGGTCATGGTCAAAGACACAGGAGGGTGTGCTAGAAGACCGTCATGCTAGGAAACACCACGAGCCGAGCTGGAATGTAAGGAGGGCTAGAAGTATTGGAATTAATTATCCGGCTTATCTTTCAGTTTGTCAACATATAATGCCTTGGTGCGCCAAACAGCATTACAATCAACGCAAGTAACCGTTGAATAATCCGAGGGCTTGCCCCCATTCGGGATGAATGTGGAGTCGTTCCATTTGCGTTTAACCACTAGCCAGCGGGGGTGAGGCTTGTTCTTTAGCTTATTGGGGCACTCGCACCGCTTACCTTTGCTGTTCATGCGTTCCCGAACGTCTGCACATTCTCATTGAAGGCAATGCGAGGCGTGTCCACCCACTGCGTCAGCTCCTTATGGAACTCCTCAAGCCCCTTGGCCGGGTCATTAGTTATAGTGTGGCTTACGAGCTGTTCAGGTATGGGAGGGAGGGTGTATTTATCCTTATCAGGGTCAGGGGACTGAATCCGCAAGATGTGACTATTATCATAATTGAGGATCATCTTCGCTTCATTCTCAAAGCGCACATCAGACAGCACAATCCCCGGGGTGGCTGCGGATGTTATGTAGTACCGTAGCCTCATCTCAGCAAGCGCAGCCCAAATATCCTCATCAACAGTGCCGCGCCCCCAATCAGTACCCAGTGTAATCATGAGCTTTCGAGGCGTAATGCCATCCAGCAAGAAGCTCTCCTCCTTAAGCTGCCCATCCTCAAGGTGGTCAGGCGTCAGCCCCATAGGAGCGAACATGGCCATCAGCCCCGCCTTAATAGGGTCAGCGAAAGCCATTGAGATGAACCGTCTTTTCTGGCGGAAGAAATCAGCGGCGGCAGACTTCCCGACCTGATCAGCTCCCGTAATCCCGACGACCATAGGTAATTGGATACCAGCTTCTCTAAGAACTGCTTCATCAACAATCTTTGAATTATTCATACTAAGTCCTGTTATGTGAGAACACCACGATACTACGGGGTGAGTTATACCACAAGGGATTTTGGAAATTCTGGGCGATACCTTGTTAGGTCGGCACAGGGCGAAGAACCCGAGAATACAGGGTGAGTGGTGGAGGAAGGGCAGAGTAGCCAAGGCGGAGTAGCGCGTAGCGGTACGGGGTGAGTGGTGGGGAAAGGGTTGAGTAACCAAGGCGAAGTAGTACGGGGTGAGTGGTG